TTGCGTTTCGAGCGTGTGGCAGAGCCCTATATGGTTATCCATCGAGCCATTCAGGATCAAGAGGCGGGCGAGGCAGCATTTATACGCCGGGAACAAGAGGCTAACGTGCAAGATCGCATCGAGCGTCAGATCGTCGCTAAATCAATAGAATATGAACACGGTGTGGCACCAGAGCAACACGGGCTGACTACCCCGAAGCTGAAAGGAGTCACAGCCGAAGTGCAACGACAGATAGACCGCCGTACCAAGAAATACAGCCTCCCGCCGGAGGAAGTCATGTTGGGACGATCCACCAAAGTAATCAGTAACATCACCTGGGATCAGTTGAAACTTAAAGAAGTGCCTCAGCGTAAGATAGTAGGGAAATTATAATAAAAATCTAACAAGTACGAATCATGAACGAATTGAAAATGTCGGAAAAAGATGCCATCAGCGAAAGCCTCCGTGCTTACGTTGCAAAATATCCGAGTCAGACAAAGGCTGCAAGTAGCTTGAAAAATACCAGCGTGGGAACCATCAGTAATATCTTGAACGGGAAATATGACAACATCAGCGATGAGATGTTCCGCAATATTGCCTCTCAAACAGGAGCAGCCAATCCTACCGGCTGGCAGATTGTCGAGACGGGAGCATATCAGGAGATAACCGGAGTTTTGTCCGACGCTCAACGTTGGCGCAATGTGACTTGGGTAACAGGTGAAGCCGGTTGCGGCAAGAGTACCACTGCGCACGTTTACCTTCGGGAACACAAGGAAGTGTTCTATATCCTTTGTTCCGAGGACATGAAGAAAGGGGACTTTGTCCGTGAGATAGCCCGAACGGTAGGACTCCGTACCGAAGGCTGTAACATTCGAGAAGTCTGGGGACTTATCCTGGACGACATCATTCAGATGGACGCTCCCCTGTTGGTGTTCGACGAGGCGGACAAGCTGACCGAACCGGTATTTCATTATTTCATCAGTTTGTATAACAAATTGGAGGAAAAGTGCGGCGTGGTATTCCTAAGTACTGACTACATTACCAAGCGCATCAGTAACGGACTAAGATATCAGAAACCGGGCTATAAAGAATTTTACAGTCGTATCGGCAGAAAGTTCTATACGTTGGAACCCACGGAAGCGAGCGACGTGTACGCCATCTGTACCGCCAACGGCGTGACCGACAAGAAAGATATAGACTGCGTGATGAAGGAAGCCGTCACTTGTGACTTCGACCTCCGTAGGGTGAAGAGATCCATTCACAAGGTAAAACGCATGTACGAGTAAACACAGATTAAAATGCGTTCAAATGTAATTTAAAGACCATTAAAAAGAGCCAGATCATGAAACGAGCTTTGAATGTGAGGGATATCCTGAGTAAGAAGTATGAAACTTTTCCCTTCGAGGGGAAATGGCGCGAAGCCTTCGAAACACCAGAACGTACCGGTGTGTGGTTTATTTGGGGTGCCAGCGGCAATGGCAAGACATCTTTCGTGATGCAGCTTTGTAAGGAACTTTGCAAGTACGACCGCGTGGCGTTCAATTCGTTGGAGGAAGGCACGAGCCTCACTGTGCAGAACAATCTGAAACGTTTCGGTATGTCAGAGGTAAGCCGTCGTTTGGGTTTCATCAAGGAGGACATTCCCGCTTTGCGGGACAGGCTCCGTCGGCCTAAGAGTTATAAAATCGTAATCATAGATAGCCTCCAATATACACAAATGACATACAGGGATTATATCGGGTTGAAGGAGGAGTTCCCTGACAAACTGTTCATTTTCATCAGCCATGCCCGGGGTAAAAGTCCCAAAGGCGATGCCGCTACCAGCGTAATGTACGATGCCGACTTGAAGATATGGGTAGAAGGTTACGTGGCTTTCAGTAAGGGTCGTTATCAAGGCTGCACCGGGAAGTATGTGATTTGGGAAAAAGGATCTATGGATTATTGGGGGGTATGACATTATGGAGAAACAAAGTATGCGCCGGAAGAACCTGCTGTATAGACTCCGGAAGAAGGGCGTGAAAGTCGACACGAGAGAACGCTGTGTTTACCTGCCCTACGGCAGCGAGCCGGACAACATCGCACAGGTTCGCCGTCTGCGGAGAGAATATGATTTTGTAGTACAATTTGAAATAGTATGATCATGGAAAAGACGCAAGAAAACATTTGCTGCATTTGCTGCAGGAAGTTCATCGGATACGGGTATAACCCATATCCGATAAAAGAAGAGGGACGATGCTGCAAACTGTGTAACTACACGGTGGTACTGGAAGAACGATTGAATGAATTTTACGAACGACAAAACCACAGAAAAAAATGAACAAGAAAGTGTACATCAGCGGGGCGATAGCCCATTATGACTTGGAAGAGAGGCGTCAGGCTTTCGATCAAGCCGAGCGCTATTTGAGCTTGAAGGGCTACGAACCTGTGAACCCGTTCAAGAACGGGCTGCCGGACGAGGCGCATTGGCGGGAGCACATGCGGGCGGACATCGCCCTGCTGCTCGGTTGTGATTATATCTATATGCTGCAAGGCTGGGAGTTGTCGAAGGGAGCCAAGCTCGAGCTCGACGTAGCCTCCTCGTGCGGCATTAAAGTATTGTTTGAATAATTATAAAATAGTGATATTATGAATGGAGAACAAAAAGTTAAGTTAGTATTTGAGTTTGACCGTTCCGCATACGATGCGTACCTCTTCTTGATAAGCAAGAAAAAAACGGAAGAGACGGAAAGTGTATGGAATGCGATGATCGAAGAACCGGTTGTTGCTGATACAAGTTTGCTTGATGACGACGAGAATGCTGTAAATTTTATGATGATAAGTCTGGCCATTCTTGCTGTCGAGGAAAAAGTAAAGAAGTGATATGGCACAGGAAGTAACCAATTTGGCAAAGCCCAATTCGGATGCGCCTCAGCAAAAGGAGCAAGCGCCATTGCGTTCGGCTGTCACGAATTTCGCCCGGTTTTACGCCCTATTCGGCAAAGTGCCCTATTACGGCGACCGGGAAGAATTTAAGCGCTCGATCGTGAGGCAATATACACGGAATCGCACCGAGAGCCTGCGCGAGATGACCCGGGCGGAGTACAACGAGTGCTGCGCCGCTCTGGAACAGCTGACCGGGCAGGACGAATGGCGAAAGAAACTGCGCGAGGAGTTGCGGTTCCGCCGGAGCGTATGTCTGAAACTCATGCAGAAAATCGGCATCGACACCACGGACTGGGCAAGTGTCAACGATTTTTGCCTGAATCCCCGGATCGCCGGCAAGCCTTTCGGCCGGCTCGATACCGAAGAGCTGGAACAACTGGCCGTAAAGCTGCGCTCCATCGAGCGGAAGGGAAGGCTGAAAGTAAAGGAAACGGAAAAGAGACAAGAACACGAAGTGAAACAACCGGGCAGGGCCGTCTATGTAATCATAGACCCCCACGCTCCTAAAAACTAACGGATATGAAAACAGAATCACGAAAAATCCTTGACAGGATTAAAATCCAACTCCTTGAAGCGGCGACGTGGCTGTCGGCCGAAGAGCGGGAGGAGTTTTACAGCGACATCAACGAATGGACCTACGAGCAGTACGAGGCGGCATTGGTCTGTCAAGAGCCTGAAATGCAGAATTACGAGGAGGAAGATGATTATGAACATCGATGACCAGAACAAGGTGAAAGCGGCCGGCTTCACAATCCTACGGAAAGATGACTATCCTTCCCCACGAATTAAAGTCAGTACAGGGCGAAACGGAGCTTGGGAAACGTTTGCGAAGTATGAGACAAAGGCCGCACGGGACAAAGCGTTCAAGACCCTTTTAGAAAGCAACAATATTATCAGTGATTAACAAACCATTAAACCAATGAATTTATGGCAAAGAGAGAAAAGAAAGTGATTATTTCCGGCGTGACCAGAGAGTCTGCCGACGAGGCTTTCGCCATCTATGCGAAGGCTGATGCACAGAGTATGAAAATTATAGCGGACATCGAGTTGCAGTGCGCGAAGATCCGAGAGAGGTATGCAAATAAGTTGGCCGAACTGGAAGGCGAGAAGGAGAAGGCATTCAACACCTTGCAGGCTTATGCCATAGAAAACCAGACCGAATTGTTCGCCAAGAAAAAGAGCCTCGAAATGGCTCACGGCGTTATAGGCTTCCGCACCGGCACCCCTAAATTGAAAACCCTCAAAGGCTTTACCTGGGCCAGTGCGTTACAACTGACCAAAGAGTTCCTGCCGGGATATGTGCGCCTGACCGAGGAATTGGCCAAAGACAAAATGCTTGCCGACCGGGAGGCAATGGTGACGACCGACGAAGACCCTCTTGGCGCTGGCAAATCGATGATCGAGATGATGGCCAAGTGCGGCATACAAGTGGTGCAGGACGAGACGTTCTATGTGGAACCCAAAAGAGAAGAGGCGGTATGATACAGAAAGTGAGGAAGGCCCCGAAAATCGCTATTTGCCGGGCATGCCACGGCACGGGAGAAATCTATTCCGGGCGGTTATTTCGGAAAACGGGTCCCTGCCCCCAGTGTGAGGGGAGCGGCCGGGTAATGGTGAGTTGCGACATGACGCTCGATGTGCGTCCGTACAAACCCCAAAAGACAGAATAAAACCATATGGCAAAACGGCGCGGAGTAAGTTACAAGAAACGTGTGGAAGATATAAACAGGATATATGACCGTTACGTCAAGTCGGGAGTCCCGAACCGGGAGATATGGCGACGGTACATATATCCGGTTTATGGCATTACCGAACGGACCTTCTACAACATACTCAATGCCGATGCGAAGGAAAAGAATCACATAGCTGACGAGGAGACCCGTCAGCTTTTGCTCTTTAAGGACGAGGACTATGAATGAAGAGGCCGGCAAAATAATCAAGCGGATACTTCGGGACATACAGGTGGAGCTCGGCGATGAGTTCGACCGTAATTTCGAGCGACAGGCATTTTTCAGCGAAGCGTGGGCGAGACGGAAAAGCCCGAACCACCCGGGCGGTACACTCCTAATCGATACAGGCAATTTGCGGAGGAGTGTGCGAAGCCGGACGACCGAGAACAGCATCACGTTTTTCACCGATCTGCCGTATGCTTCCATACACAACGACGGGGGCGAGATCGTGGTGACGGCCAAGATGAAGCGATTTTTCTGGTATAAATACTACGAGGCAACCGGCAGTTTCGGACGAAAAAAGAACGGGGAGCGTCGAAATGATAAACGAACGCGACAACTCTCCACAGAGGCCGATTTCTGGCGTTTTATGGCCCTCAAACGAGCCGGAACAACGATTCGCATACCGCGCCGTCGATTCCTCGGTGCAGGGCCGGAGGTGGAGCGCATCGTGCGCGAAATCATCGAGGAGAATTTAAATGAATATTTCAATGTTGATTTTTCAATAGAGAGGAAATGAGAAAAGAACTTTACCGAATGCTGTGCGACCGTCTGAAAGAGGTCGGCGGCGGTGCGATCAAGCACATCGATTTGTGGAACCATAACGTGGAGTTTATCGAGCAGGAGGAGAACTGGGAGCGTCCGGCCGTGTTTATCGAGTTCCGGCCCATCAAATGGAATGCGATAGTAAACGGCTTGGAGTATCGAGCCGAGCCGGAGGTGGCGTTGCACGTGGTGACGGACTGGAAAGGCGGCACGAGCGACGGCAGCCAATTTCAGGAAGAGGGCTTAGAGGTGTTCGACCTGCTGGACGAGATACACGCCGCACTCTGCTGTATGGAGGGTGAGGCCTTCAAGGAGTTCGACCTGGTCGAGAGCGACACGAACCACAACCACGAGGATATCGTGGAGAACATCGAAATATATCGATGTGTGGCATTTAAGCGATTAAATGACTAATAACACCTACGCTAAAAGTTTATATAGAAAAGAACATAAAATAGTCGTGACGCTACCGAAAGAAAAGGGAATAAAAGGTAATAAAAAGTAAATAAGTCCGTTATTTTAAATAGAATGATGGATTTTTTTTATATTTGAATTTCGTTAATAAAATAAAAAGAAATATGGCTACAATACCACCGAAGAAGTTTACTCTCAGAGCGTTTCGTATTGCAAATCCGAATTTGACGGAGTCGAATTCGGGTATATTGCGGTTGTTGGAACAGGTGCTTACACCAGTGTCAACTGCTGCTCAACGCCGAATGCCTCTTAATGTGGATGATCCTGATAGAGAATTATTGGCAAATTATATATGGTCAGCAAATAATTCATTTTTGTTTGGTACAATATTGCGTATAATTCCTGCTGATAATGGTGGTGTAATAAGTGAGGAGTTATTTAACCAACCAACCATAACTATGGCTCAAATAACAGCAGGAAGTACCGACCAAAGTCAGTATAAAGATCATTTTTATTTCGCTCTTAATAATGATTATCTTGTTACAACACTACCAGGAACAACAAATATTAAACGGTTGCAGACCTACCTAAATTGGTTGCTTGAGCATGAGAGAGGAGAACGCTTATTTGAGTTTACAGAATTGACCAAACTTCCTGATGGTGTACGGCTTTCACAGATAAAAGAGATACAGTTTATCGGGGGTGGAACTACTATAAATGCAAGACCTACGGGGAGTGAATCGAGATCTTTGTCTGTAAGATTGAATGATATAACCGATGACATCTTGAACTCTGTAATAGGTGATACAGAAAGTCTTGATGCCATAAGGAATAATCAACTTATAGAAGCTCGCTTGCTGCTTAAAGTTAAAAGCAAGCCAAGAGACATGGAACGAGATGAATTTCAACGTATAATGGGCGCTGTGGCGACTAATATTACAAGTGAAAGTGGACTCATATTGCGAACAAAAGATGGGAATAAATACACTGGAGAAGAAATCAAGGTCAAAAAAACGGTTTCTATTGAATGCTTGGAAGCAAATCGTATAGTCGAAGAACAATTGAAGCAGGAAATGGAAAGATTTTTAAGTGAGATAAGGAACCAACAAAATGGGTAAACTGATCATACGTATCCTATTTGCGATGTTTGTAGCATTGTTGCTTGCCGTAGCAAATGTAAGTGGCAATACTGTTGTTTTGCAGACGCTATTTACCGTGTTGGGTATTGTGTTCTCCATATCCATGAGCCTATTAGTATCTTTCAATCTATCTAAAATACTTAACAATTCTATGAGAAGTTCCTTACGTGCTTCAATAATGCATGTTCGGAATATGTTATTGGGAGACTTTGGCGTATCAGTAATATGTCTGGTAACAGCGTTGATATGGGATAAAGAAAATTATCGGTATGTATTGAGAAATTGGCTTGTAGTTGATGTGACGCTTATAGCTGTAATTTGGATATCAATGTCTCTTCTGTATGAAATATATAATTTTCGTAAATTGCATAAACTTCATTGTGATATTGAAGATGCAGTAATAGAAGAAGAATCGAAAAAAGTGAAATAAACTATTTATAGCATATAAATAAAGTTCCCAAACTCAATCAAAAACAATACCGGTCACAACCACAAAGACATCGTGGAGAACATCGAGATATATCGATGTGTGGCCATCAAATCCATGAGATAAAAAAATCGACTCAAAATGAATCGATTTTGAGAATTTGTTATATATTTGCAGTTAGGAACGACGGGTTACTCACATGTCGGCTCGCAAGAGTGCAGGCTTCGGGTATGACGGTCGTTCTTTTCTTTTTATATAAATGTCATATTGTAAAGCAACTCTCCGTCTGTTATTTTACACTTGAATTCGATGGTATATTCGTTCCATGTAGCATGGTAAACCGAAAATTTGAAATCGTGATGCCTTCCTTCTTCTGTACGTATCTTGGTTGCCATCGGAATCCATTCTCGGAATTTCATGGATGCTTCTATAATGTCTGGAAGTTTCGGATTCCGCTTATTTTTGGACATCATTTCATTGAAGAATTTTTTTCCAACTCCGATTCTGTATCCGTCACCGCTTGCCACATAAGAACGTTTTGCCGGATTTATTGTATTAGCTGAGTTTTGGAGTTGTATGGTGTCGAGATTATTGTCTGCCCATTTGTTTATTTTTTCTGAAAGTTCCTTGAACTCTTGAAGCGTAGGCCGCTTGTTGTTTCTTTTCTGCAATGTTTGTCTCAGCAACTGGCATGCCTGGCACAGCTCGTTGTCGGGAATAAACACCTTTTTCGCCAGATTGAACTTTCCTTTGGCAATATCGCAATCCCGGCAGCGGCTGGCGGTATAGGGGTTGTAATCGGGAACGGCTTTTCCTTCCTTGCCCGGGTTGAAGCGGAACATTCCCTTCGTGTCGCGCTGCAAGGCTTGTTCGCCGAGCGCCATCGCCTCATCGTGCGGAGTGGCCGGATGCTTGGATTTCCGCACCTGCACGACGGTACAGCGGCATCCCCACCCGTTGGGCGGATAGAACTCCTCCCAGAAGGTATCCGTTATCGGCAGGG